CTAATTCTCCTGCTTTTTTACCATATCTGCCTGAACCTATTTCTGGCGGCCAATATCTTTGACGAGGTTTCCGTCTTCCTCTCTTATCAATATGTTGAGGACCTGTGCCAAACTCAACGTAAGGTGCATAATCTATTTTTGTACCTATGTATTTTTTTAATGGTTTATTATTGTCTGACATTACACTACCAAATAAGTCAGAATTTACTCCAATATTGTCAGCTAAATTTTGATTTGCATCTGTTGCCATCTTATCTGAAGTATCATTCATAGCAATGTTTACTGCTTTATCAAAATTAATATTTAACTCTCTAAAAAATTTACGAACTTGCGTACCATTTTCTAATCTTATTTTCATTATCTGTGACCCAATACTTGCTCTATATCATCGTCACCATATTTATCTTTCCATTTCTTTGCAATAATCTTCTTACTTTTTTCATACATTGCCATACGTTGCCTTGTTTGCATCTGTCTATGTATTTCTTGTTTACCATTTTTCCAAGACATTTCATCCTGACACTCTTGACAAAAACCACTGCTAAGAATGTGAACTCTCATTGCTCCTGCTCTACATTTTTTACAACTACTCATACTACTCTCGCTAATACTGTTCTTTGATTTGGATGCAACAACGAAGTTCCAAGTAATCTTAGATTATATCTTGTTGCTATCTTCTTTTGTAACTCTATTAAATCATTCATATACAAACCATCAGATGGAATACTGCGTGCTAAATCATTATGCGCTTCACAAGTCCTTGAATCATTTCCAACTATTAATCTGTACTTGTATTGTCTGCCTGATAACTCTTCACCTTTTGCATAACCTCGAAGCCTACCTTCATTGTAAATTGCATTGATTTCAGTTCTTGCTATCCTAACTAGCTTAAAAGTCGACGCATTAGCCACTTGCCGCATGCTATCTACTATAATTGGTACGGTACTACCCGAAGCAACTCCTGCAACAATAGAAGCTCTTAAACCGTCAACTAAGTCTGACGCAAATGTTTGATAGTTCTTTGCAAGTATTCCTCCTGCTTTCATAGTTCTAAGAAAATCTTCATCATCTATACCAAACGTAGGTTCTGCTTTCGTAAGGTTTGGTTCTGTAAATGCAGACCTAACGCCATGTCTATACGCATCATCTATGTCATCTTCTAATGCTTGCTTCATTCTAGTTGCTATCATTACAGACATATCTTCTACAGATTCTTGTAAGTCGCTTACTGAACTAGCTCGTTTTAATTCTCTGAACTCTCTGGTAATAACTCTTCGTAACTCATTGGCTGCCGCTTCCATGTAGCCTGCGGTTCTTTTGGCTCCTCGGCCTCCAGCGACTCCTGCAAAGGACTTCGAAAATCCTGACGCACCACCTCTGATTGTTGAGGAAGTACTAAATTACCGTCACCATCCAAATCCATCTCCACTCCTACGTTCTGCATTTGGGTTAATATCTGAGCTTTTAAGTTCATGTTGTTCAAATATTTTGTCTCATCTTTTTCGTTTATATCGTTAAACCTAACTCTCCATGTGTCTACTTCCATAAGTTTCAACAATGGTTTTAGGAAACCCATCTCTACACATTGCTGTGTTTCTCGGATAGTCCTGTCAAATATTGTAATCTGTTCACCTTCTGCATTTAATCCACCTACTCCTGCCATCTGTCCAACTACTAAAGGCATAACTCCGTAAGCTCCATTGATGTCATTATTGATTCTATCCATGTAAGGAAGCATCATTAACTCGTCCATGTTAGGCATAACTGGTACAAATTTAGCTGTAGAACTGCCTTCCCTACTACTTAAAATAGGAATAAAGTTCGGATTACGTCTGGTTTCTTCTGCAATATACTCACCTAATCGGTTAAGTGACTCCTCATCGTGGCCTGGAACGTCTAAGAAACCCTTAGGTGGCCTCTCCAGTCTATAGATTTTGTTTTGAAATGACTCTATGGCCAATGCTGTTTCGATTTTTTTGGAAAGACCTATGATTGGCGACTGCCCATACAACCGAGCATTCGCACTGTATTTGTTAAAATGTATAATCTCATCACGAGCAAATGGTATCTTACCATCCTCATTTTCATAATAGTAAGCCATAGATTCTAACTTCACGCCGTTAGCTGGATTGATATCGCCACTCATAAATGCCCTAGTTACTGGGTCAAACTTCTCTTCATCTTCTATAAACCTGCCATACGCATCTACATTAAATCGCATATGTTTAGCATCTTCTACCCAAAGTTCTTTGACAACTTTACCGCTAACAGAGCCATCCTCGCTTGCGACACGGTCATATACGATACTTACCCAGCAATCGTCAAACACTTCTAACTGCCTTATCATTGCCTTGAAAAATTCTGAACCGTTAATATCTGCACTACCATTAGTCGGGTCTCTTAACAAAGACTCAACCATTTTTCTTTGGTCTGGGTCTCCATCTTTACCAATAGCGTGGTATTCCCACCCTTTAGTAACGGACTGAGAAGCTATTCGAGTGATTACAGTTCTAAGATGAGAATACCTGTCAGCTAATTGTTCTAAATAATGTTGGTCTACAACTGGAAGTATAGAGTTTCTGTAAGCTTTATCTGTGCTTACACCTGAGTAAACTGGAGTACGAGCCTCTTTTGAAACTTCAGTATTGTGCGCAAGAATCTCTTCTAGCTGCGATACTTTACGAATCGGTTTACTTTTGAATCTATCTAATATTCCCATTAAAATCTTTTTCTAAGTTGACTCCTTGTATTTGGTTCTTCTATATATCTATCCATAATTGACTCAACTAATCTGCCTACTGAAATACCTTTTTGCTTAGCGACAGTTTGCATTTTATCTTTTGTTTCGTCACGGATTCCATATAGTTCAAACCTTGCCATATGGAAGTCAATTACACAAAGAGTCAATATAAATATTGGGGATTATATTTACCTACATGAAGTCCCAACGTGTAAAGTGCAATCTTTTTTTCTCCATTTCTTGTATTGCTAATTCACACATCCAAAGCGACATAACACTATCTGGCGTATGTCCTTCAAGTCTTCCGTTCTTTCCATAAACTAATCTACTCAAACCATCTACTAACTTTCTCATACCTGGTTTTGAGTTCTCTTTTGAGGTCTTATCCCAAGGTATAACGTACTTGCCTTGCTCCATTCTTACTGCAATTCCTGGGATTCCAGTATCTACTTTGTGTTTTTCTCTACCTGTATTGTGACCTTCTACTGGTACGTTTTCTAGTCTTTGAGCGGCGTGTACTACCAATCTTTGGTACCCATTAGACTCCACAATGATTTTAAACGGCTTAAATCTTTCACTTAATTGACGTAATGTTAGTAACTGAGCATCTAACCAAGCATTACCCTGAGCCTGTATCTTACCCGTCCAGTTGTAAAGTAAATGACGCATTCCCGTCTCTCGATTAAACGCAACTACTGTATAACTCGTCTCATCATTCATCGTATCCATACCTACTGCAAGGTCAACTCCCATTATTGTCTCCCATCCCTGCGGAGCTAATCCCATACTTGCACCAGTATCTAAACAACTGTTCAATACTTCGTAAGGTATAACTGCACTCTCTGGGTCCAATGGATTTAACATATACTCAGACTCAAAAGCTCGACTTCCCATTGTGTACTTCTCCTCCTCTAACCTTGGTAACGTCCAATACTCTGGCCATCTCGGCGTTTCATCTTCCAATAAAGCAGGATGTCTTACCACATTCCACTGCGGACTTTCCGTCACCCAATCTGTCGCATCATTGATTCTTTTCTGCGTTCCTACCAATAAGATTCTTTCATCAGGTAAACGCATTGGCATGACAACCCTTTTTATGTAATGTATCACGTTCTCGTCTGTTATAGACGGAAACTCCTGCAAAACGTCGTCCAAAATAATCATATGAACGTGAGGACCTTCCAATGCTTTACCAATACTTGCTGCGTGAACCCTACTTCCATTACTAAAATACTTAGCACCTTTACGCCAAGCCCCAACCTCATCACTACTTTTTTTCTTCATCATGTTACGCAATCGCCAAGACCTACGACACAATTCCTCAAACTGTTCTAACTTATCCCAAGCCTGTTCCAACGTTGCTGAAATATACAAAGCTCTGAAATTCTGATTTGTAAGCATGTGATATGCTAAATTAGACAAAGCCCAACTCGTTTTCAAGTGACCTCTTGCACATATTATCGCCGTATGAGTGCCAGAATTGAACGTTTTCTCCCATTCTGCATGCATTTCACCTAGAGGAACGAACTCACCAGGCTCCTGTTCCATGTAATTCTCTAGTGTTTCGTTAACAAACTCTCCTAATGTCTGAGGAGTCTCTCGCATCATATTGTACGCAGATGCTATTGCTTCATTTCTACTATCTCGGTCTAATTCAAACTCTGCCATCTCGTTTCGCCAACGCCTCTTCGTTAATAGTAACCACTATCTCTTTAACGTCCATGTCTTCATATATAAGTTCGTCAACTATCTTATATAAGTTCTCAGATTCGAAAAGTAACTTGCCATCTTTAAGAATACGTATCATAGTTCCCTCAACCAACGTTCACCATCAAAAGTGTAGATGTCAAACTCGCTTTTGTAATCAAAACGTGGAATCATATAGCATTTAGCGACCTTTTCATCGCTGTCGTAGTGAGTTTCACCCACTGTTTTGCTCGGAAACTTCTCTCGTAGCAATAATTCCTGCAGTTTTTGGGTTTCTATTAACCAAATTTGCTTATCTGACACGTTTACTAGGTA